GAATTATGAACAAGCTATCAATGATACAATAAATACATGGCATTGTCACCATAAGTTAGAAATTAATTATGATTATATTAATACCATTAAAGATATGAAATTAATGAATCTTTATTATAACAGACCTTAATGGAAAGAGGACATATTATGACAAATAACAAATCAACAATTAATAAGGATATAGCTGAGATAAAGATTTCTTTAGCTATATTAGATAAACAAGTAAAGAATTTGCAAGAATTAGTAAATTCTACATTACCGCAACCCATGTACACACAGGAGGAATTGCATGAAATTGCGGAATACAGGAGAAAGAAATGAAACTATCTGAATGGCTTGAACAGAATTTCAAGCATGTAACATTTGAAGAATATATTGGAACACTGAAAGTTCCTAAGATTAATATTGATTTAACCTATGGTCTGTTATCAACAGAAACGAAAGAAGAGTTTAAGAAACTTGTATTTCATCTTGCACCAGTAGGTATTATAGTTGACGATATTTCTGATGAATTCTACGAAGGTAAGATTCTCTTAGTTAGAAATATGTTGACAAAGATGCTCATGGAAGAACCTAATCATAAGCTTGCAGATAGGTTTCTGAATATTCTTGAGAGGAGAGACAAGAATCATTGGGGTAAAGATCAGAAACAGTTGAAAGTAGAACAGAAAGAAGATAAGAATTTATCCATAACCTTTGATATAGTATAATGAAGAAACAATTATCCAAATGGCAGAAATCGTTTATCCTTGACGGTTTCGATGACGAATTAAGAATTGCATGTACAGGAATTAGTGCAGGGAAATCATACGCTCTGTCGTTATGGATTGTTCTTCAATGTGTAAAGAAACCTGGAATACGTGGTATAGTAATTGCCCAGAATTACCGAGCTCTTACTTTAGTTCTTATACGAGAAATTAAGAATAGATGTGCAGAGTTTGGTATCGGTGTTAAGCATAACAAGGCAAGTAACGAAATACAGTTCGATAATGGTTCTATTCTATTTGCATTCTCAGCAGAATCACCAGATGCATTGTTAGGTTTGACGGAAATATCCATGTTATGTATGGACGAAGCAGCATACGGTAACGAAGAAATCTATAATAATGCGAAAGACCGTATGAGAGGTGGCAAATATAAACCTATGACTAGGTTAATTTCGTCACCAAATTCTACAGAAAGAATTCAGAACTGGTTCTCTGCTCTATGTAAGAAACATCCAGAATGTATTATTCATGCAACAGCTTTGGATAACCCGTTTACATCTGAAGAATTCAAGAATGAATTGAAAGAAAGGTACGGAGAAGGTTCTAACCTTTACAAACAACAGGTATTGGGTGAAATATTGGATGTAGACGTTGCCTCTCAGATTATATTTAGAAGCCAATTCCCGACGTCTAAGAGAGATACAGACGGCATCTATTATTTCGGTATGGATGCTGCGGGTATGGGTGCTGACTCTGATATGTATGTTGTCATTGATAAATTCGGAATGGTTGACTATAAGGAAACCTTAGAAGCTACTGTATTCGAGAAAGCAAATATCGTTACACAAATGTATGACCAATACAAGATTAAAGGCGGTAACATAGATTTGACGGGTGGTTACGGTCAAGGAACATTCGATTTCGTTACTACCAAGGGATATGACCTAGGAGGTATCAATTTCGCACAGAAAGCTATATTAGAAGACAAATATCCTAATATTAGAACAGAAATGTATATGGAGCTCGCAAAGGCCGTAAAGGATGGTTTCTGGGTAAATGATGAAGTAAGAGAAGAATTACTTGCACAGTCTGCATTTATCAATAACCGTGGATTGGTTGCATTGTTACCGAAGGAAGATGTAAAGAAGATATTGGGACATTCACCTGACCTTTGCGATGCAGTTGCATTGGCTGTATATGCGATGAATCACGGTAATAAGGAAATATTAACTGACCAGCAGGCAAATAAACTTGTTGATGAATATTTGATGAGGATGGGTTATGGCACTTAACTGTGAAGGATGCAAGGCATATTGTTGTCGTGTAGCAGGCAAGATAATGAAAGAATTGGATAGAGGAGATGGTGTCTGTAAATTCCTCACAGATGATAATAAATGTAGTATTTACGAAGACAGACCATTTATTTGTAGAGTAGATGAAATTTACGACAAATATTTCAAATCCAAATATTCTCGAGAAGATTTCTATATTATGAACTATAATTCTTGTAAACAACTTAAAGCAGAATTTGAAGAGGAACATAAAGATGCAACATGATTATAGTTTAGTATTTGAAACAGATAATGAATATTGGAATCGGGTTCTTGAAATATTCGCGAAGAATGAGAAATATCCTAAGAAGAGGGTATCAAATCGAAATCTTCACCACAAATTTCCTAGAAGTTTCAGTAAGATGCTGGGAGAACCTGTAGATAATGATTCTGATAATCTTATATCATTGTCATTAGCCGACCATTTCTTAGTACATTATTACTATTATTTGCTTGCAAAGAAAGGATTTAGACAGAGAATGGCCACGGCCTTTACATTTATGGCTAAGAAAGGTCTTAAATATATGACACCTGAAACTGCTGAACAGATGGCTAAAGATTATGAAGAAGCAGTTGTAATAGTAAATAAATTTAAATGTGATACACAGACAGGTAGACGACATTCAGAAGAAAGTATTAATAAGATGCGAAATGTTAAACATGATGATGAATGGAATAAACATGTGTCACAGGCTTTAACCGGTAAACATTTAAGTAAAGAACATAAAGATAATGTTAGCAAAGGTCTTAGAAATTATCATTTAGAGCATCCTGAAGAAATAAGTAAAGGAAATTTAGATATGCATTGGTATACAAATGGCGAAACTGAAATTATGACTTATGTATGTCCATCTGGATTTAAAGAAGGTAGAATAACCAGAAATAATAAATTGCGAACAGAATTTGGAGAATTATTTGAATCGTATTACCATATGCATAGGTCTGATGATCCTAAATTATATATGAAAGAATATGCATATTGGAAACGGACAGGTCATTTAAGAGGAATCTAATTATTCTGTATATTTGAATTTAAGGAGAATTTATGGAAGTACGCAGTTTGATTCAAGAATCGTGCGCCAGAGTTAATATTTGTCCTAGACGCCAAGCCGTACCTGGAGATATAGTAGAGAACGCTTACCGTTTATTGAAAGGAATTATAGCTAAATACAATTCGGATTGCCTCTTATGCTGGACCCAGAAATCTGTCATTATTCCTAAATCTACGTTAATTCATATTTATGATGAAACGGATGTAGTTAAGGGTAACAATAACCTTTATTTCGATACAAATGAAGAGAGAGAAGAATATGAATTAACAGAAGAAGACCTGCATAATAATGTATGGGCTATTGTTAAGGAATCCCCAAATTTGCTCTTCAGAGTAATGTCAGTTGGTACAGAACAAGGTACAATCTATACATGGCAGTCATTTGTACCATCGGAACCATATCCACAACGTTATCAGGAAATGTTAGAATATCAGAATATGTTACATTTCCAGGTTAGGGATGTTGCAAAGATTAATTCTATATATGTTATCTCTGATACAAATGAACCGTATAAGGAATATTACAAATTAGATTTCATTAACCATACTGATTTCGATAGATATTCCAGAAATGCAAGAGTTTATACATATACTCAGAAATCTGAAGGTGAATGGGTATTGAATGTCAAACCGTTATATTACCCAGATAACCATAGATTAAAGATTACATATAACGAAGCAATGCAGTTCGATATTGATTCTGATTTATTTATTCCAGAGAACTACATTGAACTCTTAATCGTAGCCTTAGCTCATAAGCTTGCATTAATGTATCCACGTCTTGATGAATCTCAGATGAATAGACTTGAGAACGAAGTTAGGGTATTAGTTGATAATGTCAGAACACCAAAGGCTGAAGATAGAGTATTGTTAAGAAACAATTACTGGGATAGTCCACATACCATGACGCAAGCTGAATTACTTGCAGGTTATGGAATGTTCTAAGGAGAAATATGGCTAGTCAAGTTAAATTAATTGAGAATATAGCCGGTACAATTTCTAAATCTAACCTCGCTAAGGTAGGCCTTGGTGAGGCTGTTAATATGTTTGTAGAGAAACAACAGAACTCTGATGAGAAATCTACAGGCATTCTCATGAGAACCGTCATGGGTGAAGTAAAGGCAGCAGAAATTACCGGAAGATGTAGAGGTATGTATAGGGTTTCGAGAGGTTATGACAACAGACCAGTTCTGTATGCAGTTTATAATCATGACCTATACTTAATTAACCGCGATAATTCATTTAACTGGATTGCTCGCATTCCTTCTACTGGAACAGAATGTCACATGACAGAAACGGGTGGTTATGGTTCTGCTCATCCACATCTTATTATAGTTGATGGAACTTCTGTATATGCTGTTAATACAGGATTGTCTATTGGTGACCAGCAAATGGATTTCAAATCTATTAAGTTACCAAAGAGAGTTAATTCGAATTTATCTATCAATCCAACACATTGTGCATATCTTTACGGTTACTTAATTGTTAACGATGCAGGTACTGATGCATTCTATACTTCTTATCAATATCCATTCGAAATTTCAGATTCTGAACC